CCTGCCGGGGGGCAGGCCTGGATCACCCACGGAGGCGGCGGCAAGCTCTTTCTGGCCCGCTTGAGCGGCAACCGGATCACCCGCCAAGCCCCCGAAGTGCAGGTCCTACCCACCTTCGAGGTGCAGCCGCCCCCGGGTTTCGTTCACTTCCAGTCTGCCTTTGGCCGCATCTGGGGCGTTAACGGCAAGAAGCTGCTTTATTCGGAGCCGAACTTCTATGAGCGGTTCAGGGCCGGGAATTTTCTTCCCTTCCTGGAAGACCTGGTGATGGTGGCCCCGGTGGAAGACGGCCTATTCGTCAACTCCCGAACCGGCACCTGGTTTTTACGGGGGACAGAGCCCAAGGAAATGGCCTCCAAGAGGGTGGGAAACGGGGCGGTGCCAGGGACCCTCACCTATGCCCAGGTGGAAGGGGGAGGTTACGAGATTTCCCGGAAGCTTTCCCAGCTTCCTTCGCCGGTCTGGATGACTTCCAAAGGGTTCGTGGTGGGCACGAACAACGGGCACTTGGTGCATCTCACGGAAGCCCGGCTGAAGATCGTGGGGCGCACCCAAGGGGCAAGCCTATCGTTCTCCCGGGACGGCATCCCCCGGGTCCTCTCTTCCATCTGGGGGCCGCCCACCACCGAAGAGGACGGCACCCTGAGATTCATCTTCAACAACAACCGGCTTTACGTGCCGCAGCCCATCCGAGTTGAAGGCTCCGGTGGGGTAATCATCGGATAAAGGAGTTATACCCATGCTCTACGTGCCCAACATCGGCGAACTGGAGATGCTGCGCAGCATCCTGCAGAACATGGAGATCGCCCTGGGTCTCTATAAAAACCAGGTGGTCCCGGACGGCAATACCACGGCCGCCACCCTGGTGGAACTCGCCACCGGCGGAGGCAGGGCCTACGCTCCGAAGACCCTGGCCCCGGCCCTGGTGGAGTCCGCATTGGCCGCGGATAAGTGGTATCTCAGCCTGAATGGTCAGGGGAAGGCCGAGGCCCAATACCACAACGCGGCCTTGACCTGGGTGATGGCCCAGGCCGACGTGGACGACTTGGCCACGCTTTACGGCGCCTTTGCTTATATCTGGGCCTTGCCCTTCGATGGGGGAGTCGCCGAAATCAAGCCCGGGGACAAGATCAAGGGCGGCACCTCCGGGGCCCTGGCGACCGTGGCCCTGGTGAGCCTGTTGTCCGGGACCTGGGGGGTGGATGCGGCCGGGGTCCTCTTCCTGAAATCCAAGTCCGGGACCTGGCAGAACAACGAAAACGTCATTTACAACGGCAAAATCGCCACCATCGCCGTAAACGCCGGGGGCGCCGGCTACAACGTGGGCGACATCGTGGGCATCACCCAGACCGGGGGAGCCGGGGCCAAGGCCGTGGTCAGCGCGGTCAATGCGGGACAGGTCACCGCCCTGGTCCTGGTGGAGGGCGGCCAGGGCTACTCCGTGGCCACCGGACTGGCGACCGCCGCCGTCACCGGCGGAGGGACCGGCCTGACGGTGAACATCGCCACCTTGAACACTTCTCCCCTGGCCGTATCCGATTCGGGCACCGTGAACGCCGGGGACGCGCATAAGCGCCTGCTCTTCGTGGACGCCTTCAACGAAGGCTACGCCATCGACACCGTGGGCATGACGGTGGAATACAACCCCAAGATCTCCGTTTCCACCGCTTAAAGGGAGAAAGGCAGTGGAGGCCAGGCGCTTTGCGGACAAAAACTATCGCCAGGATCATGAGAACTTCGGCGAAGTTTATGCCGTGACCTACAAAACCGGGGAGATTCTGCGCACCCACGCTTCTCAAAAGAATCCGCTGACCCCGAGCGACACCTTCGACCTCAAGGTGGACGAGGGGGAGGCGGCGAACGTGCCGGTCTTCTACCACTGCAAGGAAGGCTACTACAGCGACAACTCCGGGGAGCTTCTGCCGAACGGGGCTCTGCGGCACGGTTCTCTGGCCTTCGACCCCGAAGAGCATGAAGTCAAGGTCATGTTCAAGGACAACAAGCCGAAATACGTCATCGGCCATAAAGACGGCAAGCCCCGGCACTGTTTGAACCTCTTTAAGTTTCAGATTCAGGATTGGGCCTGGCAGCAAAGCCAATATTCTTACCTTTGCACCGAACAGGAGCTCTACACCGATCTGGGAGAGCCCATCCGGGACAAAAAAGGCAAGGAGATTAAGTTCGAGAAAGAGGCCATCAAGTTGGCCGGCAGTTCCGAATTAAGGCTGTTTACCTCCATGTACTATATGGGCGATTGGCTGATTCATGTGGGACCCATGCTTTTTATCTGGTCGGTTTATGCCATCGGCCTGCCTCTTCCAATGACAGGGGATATTTTCATCCAGGCCGCTCCTTTTTCAAAAGAACTCAAGGAACAGGCCATTGCTGAAGGCAAAGTCAAAGACGCTTCATATTCCAATTTGGTGACTTTCTTGAATCCCATCAATCGCAATTATACGGGGTTTACGTTGCAAACCAAGTTCACGAATTTAATAAGGAAACAGTTCCAAGGTTGGAAGAACCCGCAACCACGCTGGATTTTTGCCAAGTTCTTCTCCCAGACTTGGGATTATTGAGGGCCTTCGATGTTCATCGAAGAAGACCGTTGCGAAGAAGATTTGGGGTTTCATCGGGTCTTGAGGGCCCTGGAAAGCCTGGACGCGGATCTCAAGAACCTGATCCGGGGCCGGCTGACGCACAAGGGCTGGCATGAACTCCTGGTGGAGACCCAACTTACGCGCCCGGAGCTTTACGAGAAGATCAAGAAGGTGATCCAGGCCATTGAGCGGGGAGACACCGAAATCAGTCTCAGCCCGGCCCGCCCGGTGCAGGAAGTGGCCTGGGAGATCGCGCACCAGATTAAAGCCGAATACGTGTGCGACGCGGGTTTTCTCAGTGCGGATCAGGGGTGCGTGCTCCCGGAGAAAGAAACCGCCACCGTCTACTTGAATCTTCCCGGCGACCCGATTACCGGCCTGCCCCGGGACCTCATGGTTATGAGTTCCAACCTGGCCCGGGATTACGGCGGATTTCGCAAATGGACCTTCGGCTTTGACAACCGGGTCTTCATCGCCGACCTCACCCCTGATGCCATCGAGGTATTGCGGAACAGCCCCCTGGTGGAAAAGGTGATCGTGGAGCCCCGGGCTTACGTCCTGAGCAGTGAAATCCCCACCTACAACCCCAGCGCCGAGATGACCTGTTGGGGCGTGGATCGGGTGCATCCTTCCACCGCCTGGAACAAGGGCCTTTACGGGCAGAACGTCAAGGTCTGCGTCATCGACACCGGCATCGCCTCCGGCCATATCGCTTTTTGGAAGGACGGGGAAACCAACTTCAAGGGCGGCTGGAACTTCGTCTCCGGCGGCGAGAATCCCATTGACGACCATGATCACGGCACCTGGTGCGCCGGCATCATTGCCCACAAGCATCTGGGGATCAATGGCCGTTACCGGGGCATCGCCCCGAACGTGGATCTCTATGCGGTCAAGGTCCTGGACGCCAAAGGCAGCGGCTCGTTTGCGAACATCGCCGCCGGGGTGGATTGGGCCCGCACCCACGGCATGCACATCATCAGTATGAGCTTAGGCGGGCCTTCCGGCTCCACCTCGCTGCAACAGGCCGTGGATAACGCCTGGTATGCCGGCCTCCTGGTGATCTGTGCGGCCGGCAACAATGGCCCCGGCGAGAACACGGTGCTGTATCCCGCCAAGTATGCGTCCACCGTCGCGGTGGCCGCCATGGACTTCAACGAAAACATTTGTGATTTTTCGTCCCGGGGGCCGGAGGTGGAAGTCACCGGCCCCGGCCGCTCCGTGGTGGGGCCCTGGGCGGGGCACGCCTTTGCCGCCGGGGTGGTGGCCGGTTCCAACAACCTCTATATCGTGGCCAGCGGCACCAGCGGGGCTTGCCCCCACGTGGCCGCGTGCGCCGCGATTATGAAGAACTGGTATCCCGCGGCCACGAACAGCGATCTGCGGCAGTGGCTCCGGAATCATGCCCGGGACATTTAAGGAGGTGAGGTAGATGGCCGGGAAGATCGTAGACCAGGGCGAGGCCCGGTTTTTGGAGATTCTGCTGGGCAGCCGCACCCCGGACGGCGCCCTGTATCTGGGCCTCTACAAAACCCCCCTCACCGAACCGGAAGAAACCGTAACGCTTCCTGACCTGGTGGAACCGTCCGGGTTCGGTTATGGCCGCAGGACTCTGACCCGGGGGCAATGGACGCTTAATGGGTCCGTGGCCTCTTATGCCCTGCAAACCTTCCTGGCCTCGGGGGGAGATTGGGGTAACGTGGCCGGTTATTTCCTCGCCACGTCTTTGGACAACAGCGGCAAGCTCATCGCCATCGAGCACTTCGCCTCTGCCCTCCAGGTGATAGACGGCAAGGGCATAAAAATAAGTCCTCAAATTACCTGTAGTTAAGGGAGATAAAGCCATGTTGGACAATATCTTGACCATGATCCTCTGGACTCTTGCCTTCGCCCCCTTCTTCCTGATGGCCAAGTTCTGTGACGAGGGAGAGAACTGGATATTGGACGTGGCCTTCAAAAAGAACACGTCCCCGCCCACCAACCTCTACCTGGGCCTCTACACCAACACCACGGAGCCCGCGGAAGATGCGACCCTGGCCTCTCTGACCGAGCCGTCCGGCAACGGCTATGCCCGGCAAGCCATTGCCTGCGGGGGCGATTGGACCCTCTCCGCCAGCCAGATCACCGCGGCCCAGAAGACCTTTGCCGCCAGCGGCGGGGCCTGGGGGAACGTCTACGGCTACTTCCTCGCCACCACCGTGGACGGCACCGGCAAGCTCCTGGCCGTGGAGCAGTTCTCGGACGGCCCCTACAACGTGGTGGACGGGGGTTCCGTCAAGGTAACCGCCAAGTTCACCGCCAGCTAACCCTTGAGGGCGGCCTCCGGGCCGCCTTAGGTTTAAGTTTAAGGAGCCGATCAATGGCCCGCCAGTTCCTCAACTCGTTGAATCATGGCCATGTGGCTGAATTTAACGAGTTCGCAGGTTTTACAGGTCCCCCCTCGTTTGCTTCCGGCATTGCTGACATGGAGGGTCTGTGTGTGTCCCTGGTCGGACAATATTTCAGATGCGGTTATTCCTTTGGGAGTAAAAAGACCGATCTATATGTCCGTTGGCTCGTTAAAGGCAACGGCAGCATGGGCGGCGGTGTCACCCAGTTGCGATTGGATGAAGATTCAACTGAAAGGGTAAGCGTTCGTTGGGCTGCGGCCCCAAATGGCGAGTTTTATGTAAGAGCCAACAATGTAGATAAGTATGGAACCAACAGTGTTCACGGGCCGATTAGTGACGGCGATCCCGTATGGCTGGAACTCTACTTCAAGGCAGGCACTACGACCGGCCAAGCCAAGCTCTGGGTTAACGGCGAGCTAATAGTGGATTTCACCGGCAATGTGGGAACTGCCAATGGAATCAATAGAATCCGGTGGGGGGCCGATAATGGCTACCCGAATTCCTATGTCGATCATCTGGTGGTAGATGATGCAAACCCCATCGGCTTTAGCAAGGTGGTCTCCATCGTTCCTTCCGGCACCGGCAGTGCCGCCCAATTTACGCCTTCCGTTGCTCCGAACTGGGGTTGCGTAGACGAAGCCGCAACCGAACCGGTTTGGGCCCCCAACCTGGAGGGCGATTACAATAGCGTCAATACCGCGGATCAAAAAGACCTTTTTGCCGCCCAGGACCTCCCGGCCGAAGCCACCGGCGTCAAATGCGTGGCGTTGCGCACCCGGGCCTTTAAGAATGGTGCGCCCACCCCCACGAATATCACGCCTCTGGTCAAAACGGGCGGAACCGAATACTCCGGAACCAATGTACTGGCCGAGGCAATGCCTGTGCATGGCGTTAAAATTTGGGAGACGAACCCCAACACTACCAATCCCTGGACGCCGACTGAAGTCAACAATCTGGAATTCGGCTATAAATCAGCCGCTTAGGTGGAACTATGGCCAGAATCTTAATAGATGGATTTGAACTCGAAGGCGCAGTAATGAGCAATAAAAAGGACGCAACTTTTCCCACCGGCATCGCCGGGATGCACGGAAAGTGTCTTGGTGCGACTACTAACTATGTGTGCGCTTCTTATCGCCTCGCAACTACTTATACTGAGATTTATGCCGCCTTTCTCTTCCGGCATACCGCAGCCCAAAATTCTCCAATGTTCCAAATCTGGGCCAACTCTGGCCCTGGAGCTATTCTTATTGGCAGCCTTGGTCATTCAAACAATAGCCCTTACTTATTGAGTGTTACCAGAGATACGACCGTCGTTGCCAGTAGTACCAATGGCCTCCCATTGAATAGCACAAAGTTAATCGAGCTTTATTTCAAACTCGACAATACTGTTGGCAGATGGGTTGTCAAGGTGGATGGCGTCACAGAAATCGATTTCACCGGCGACACTAATCCCAGCGGCACCTACAACAATTTTGATCAGATACGTCTGGGCAACGGACGCCAAAATGCTTTTGACCCATGCGGTAATTGTTATTGGGATGACTTCATTTTGGACTCTGCAAATTGGGTACACAGCGGGGCCAGGCCGAGCCAAATCGGGCTGATCTTGCCCGAGGGCGCCGGCAATTATGCGCAGTTCACCGGGGACTACACGCAAGTGGATAATGTGCCCGAGGACTTGGCGCAGTTTATCAAGAGCAACACGGCGGATCATCGTTCCAGCTTCGCCATGGGCGGGATCGCCAACATGGAATCCGTGAACTGCATCCAGGCCAGCGTCCGGGCTGCGGCCGCGGGCGCCCCCACCCCCAAGAAAATCCGCCCCTTCCTGCGCATCGGCGGCGCGGATTATGAGGGCGGCGATACCTACGGCTGGCAGGGGCGGCCCAAGTCCGGCAAAAAACTTTGGGAGGCGAATCCGGCGACCAGTTCGCCTTTTACTCCCGGGGAGATTGACGCCCTGGAAGTCGGGGTGCGTGCGGTGACCTAAATGGCCAATGATTTCTCCGGTGACAGCAGAATCAAGGCCCTCTGGAGGCATGAGGACGGCGCCCTGGGCACGGACGGCAAGGGCACCAATACCCTTACCACCAATAACGTCTCCAGCGACACCAGCGACAAAAAAGAGGGCGGGGCTTGCGGCAACTACGTCAAGACCAATGCTGCCTACCAGGTCATCACCGACGCCAATCTCAATGCCGGATTTCCTTTCAAGAATGGCGACGCTACCAAAAAGGCTTTCATCTCCTACTGGATCAAGATCAGCGCGGTAACCGGCAGCACGAATTTCCCGCATTACACCAAGTGGAACACCAACAAACTTACCATCTGGCTCGGTCATAATGGAAACCAGCTTCGTTGTTATTGGGGCAAAGGTTCTTCCTACGATACCTATAGCGCCTCCGGCCTAACACTGACTACCGGACGCTGGTATCACATCGCCTGGTGGATCGATGGCGTCAACAAATTGCTGCGCTGCCGGGTTTATGACGACTCCACGGCCACCAATTATTACTTCGCCTGGACGGTAACCAATGCCCTCACGGTGGCCGATGCCGACCTGGAACTTGGCAGAGAAACCGGAACCCCCACTAACCTCCTGGATGGCCGCCTGGATGAGGTGGTCGTCGCCAATGACTTACTGAGCCTGCCGGAAGCAGACCAAATCCGGGCGGGCACCTTCACCGGGGCCGGGGCCATTGCCGTTTCGCAGCTAGCCCTGGACGTGGAATACACCATCGACCCGGAGATCAGGGTTACGCAACTCGGCGTTCAGGTCGAATACATCCCGCCGGACCCCAATACCCATGTCTATGCCGGGAACATCGGCATTTCGGCTACCCCCGAGGGCGGTTACGATCCCGCATGGGCCAAGACCGGCGATATTCCCGCCGCGGTCACGCCCCAAGGTGAATATCTCTATCAGCCTCCCGGCAACTTCATCTATGCAGGCAGCATCGGCGTCTCGGTTACCCCTTCGGCCACCAGCGCCGTAGGAAGGGTTTTTCAAAGCTCCGGCATCCCGGTGGCGGTCACCCCCCAGGCGGACACCCTGTACCCGGTGCGTTTTTACGAGAGCCAAGGCATCCCGGTGGACATCATCCCCGCGGCCGAATACCGGCACCCCATCACCGGCTTCGACAACCTGAGCGGCTATGGGGCGGTGGATCTCGCCTGGCTGTCCGAGAATCCGCCCTTCTGGGTCCCCACTTCCGACCTTCAGGTTGTTTTCGGCTGTGCCGCGCCGGAGTATGCCCTTTACGCGGAGATCAAGCACACGGCCCAAGGCGGGGTGATCCTTTCCGGCGAACCCCTGCACGCCGTGCATCGCCCCCCTGCGGTTTCCGTAGTCGGCGAGGGCGGGGTCCGGGTGGGGGGCGAGGCGGTGGTCAACATCAGGCCGCCCAAGATCATCAGCCTGAGAGCGGCAGGCGGGGTCAGGGTCGGCGGCCAGCCGGTCCTCAAAGTCATCACCGGCCCGGCGGCAATCCCCACCCATACCCACGTGGGAGAAGGGGGTGTAGTCGTCGGCGGGGCGCCGGTCCGCTCTATTAAGCGTCCCAAGACCATTTCCTTCGTGGCCCAGGGCGAAGTCCGGGTGGGAGGCATCTTTTATCCGGGCGTGGTGGTCACAAGGCCCACCGATGTCCCGGAACTGGATGAGACCAAGGTTTCGGTCACCGGCAAGGGCGGCGTGGAGGTCGGCGGCATCCCGCAGATTGCCGTAACCCGCCCCTCCACGATCACCATTCCTATCACTCCG